ATCAATAACCATTTCAGAAAGAGTTCGTTTATATGCCTCTTCTGCCCCCAAGGATTTAGATATTGTTCCGGCTAAGTTTGAAATTTGACCACCTAGATCTTTATATTTCTCCGATCTTTTTTCTAATCTCAAAGATTCCAGTCTAGTTTGTCTTATAATCTCTTCATGGTGTTTTTTACTCTCCTCAATACCTTCAATAATCCGTTTAGAATTCTCTATCTCATCCTTAAGTTTTTTTATTGCAAGATCATCCCTTTCGCTCTCAGCTTTCTCGTATTCCTTTGCCACCTTGAGACCCTTTTCTCTCATCTTAAGTTTCTCGGCGGATAGATTTTCCTCGGCTTCGGCTTGTAATCTCAAAGCTTCACTTCTGGCTTTAATATTTTTCTTTTCACTTTCGAGGTATCTTTTGATATCTAATCCATAATTTCCAGCCATGATCTGTCTCCGCAAAAAATATAAGGTAAAAACAAATGGGTCTAAGAGTATTTAGTCTCTTAGACCCATAAATAGAGCCTCATTAGGGTCAATCCCTAAGAATATGGTTATTTTTGTTTATATGCGTTAGATTCTTCTTTAAGATCTTTTAACAGCATACCAAAAATGATCTTCCTTTCAAACTCTGGCATTAAATTACTATCTGTTATTGTTATATTCGATCCCCTTGCCAGAAAGTATTGCTCCTTGAGTATAGACTCAAGATCACAATCATTACAGAGAACGAATATTAGACGAAAAAATCGGATAACGGTATTTCGATTATTTCTTTCTTTCCGCATCCAACACAGACAAGTTCCTGTTTAAACTGTACACCAAAATCATGTTCAGTGAACCATTTGGTGAACCTCTCAAAAACATCACTTGAAATGTTCTCTAAAATATAGACCTTATCTTCATAAGACACATCCTCGAACACTCCTTCCGGGGTATGCACCTTTTTTATAGAATTCGCATAAGTTCCTGTTTGAACCTCGGCGTGTCGAGATCTTAAACTCATACTACTATCATTATTCCTTCTTATAGAATCCTTTTGATCATTTCGTGTTGGAAAATCAACTTCAAACTTTAGCCTTTCGTTTATAACCAAGATATTATCTACTTTTATAAAGGGCTTCACATCTAGTTCCGAAATTTTGATACTCTCTACATTCATCAGTCCACATGAATGACACTTTCTAGTGAAATTATAATTATCACCTTTAGTGACTCTACGAATTTCAAGTAACAGGGAAAACCTGTCCTGTAAATAGGTTTTCCCAATATCAAATTCGGGCGTAACAACACAGTCAGAAATCAATTTATCCAATGCTTCTTCGATGATATAGGGGTCAGTCTCGTCCTCATATGCCAATACTTTCTTCATTTGACCTGTAGTAATAGGTCTGATCAATAATTCCTTTCTACTACCGGGAAGAATATATGGGAATTCATATATATCAAGTAGTCCCCTGATATCCACAGATTTAATATCACTCATTTATAAAACTCCTTTTTTTATTTTAACTTAAACACTTGCTCCACTAGCACCTGTATCAAAAACATCATCAACAGTGTGATATTGATATACAAATGTAACACTAAAAGTAGAAACTTCTTTTGAACTATAATCCAACGAAATTTCACCTACCACACTAGGAAAACAATTAATCAGGTCATACTTCATAATAGGTTCACCTTTACCGTCAAGTTGTGACAGTCCGACCGTTCCAAAATAATCAATCGGGTTCCCGTGCATATTTGTTACAGGATCATGTGCTATTTGTTGCCATCTCAAAAACGAACGTCTCAACTCTTGGTCTGTATCAGATCGGAAGGTAATGTCGATGGTCTCAAATTCATGAGTAGTTCCGAATTTATAAACACTTCCTTGCCATTGAACTTCTGTTGTACCTAATGTCTGTGTCGGTAATTGTGTCGAACTAACTAGATAGGGGTGGTCGCCGGGAACACCGCCTTTAGGGTTTGTTATTTGAGCGTAAAACAAATACCCTCTAGCATAATCACTATATTTACCGATCATGTCATCAAGATTAAATCCCATGTTTGTATCCTCCTAATTATCTAACAGGGGGAGAATTAACTCCCCCTTTTATCTTATTTTAATTAAACAGCCGCAGCCGCTTCTTCGAACGATGCGCCTGTTGCTGTTGCGACAAAGTTCAGAACGATGAATTCAGCAGTACGAGTGGGTTTAATAAAAATATTACACCACAACTCATTTCTATCAACACGGGCTGGTGTGTTGTTAGTTTCATCACAAACAACCTTGAAATCGTAAATACCTCTTCTTGACTTAACATCACGAAGGAACGGATTAATCATATTAACCAGCAAGTTCCTTGTAGCCGCGTCATTAGGCTCAAATAAGAAATAAACCGCAGCGGTAGAAATCGCCTTCTCAAGAACCAAAAACAATCTACGAACATTAACACGATTGAATGCAGATTCTTTGGACAACATTGTTTTTTGTCCCCAAATAACTTTGCCTTCTCCGGGGAATGTTACAATCGGATTAATACCATTTGCGTATAGAATATCGCGATATCCAAGTTTAGGATTCCAAGCCAGTCTACGAACAGAGGTTAAAATTGCTCGGTTCAGACCAGCGGGTGCCCACCAAGGATCACGAACATCATCAGTTTTCGCATAAACACCAGCAACAAAACCAGAAGAAGGAATCCATCTATATTTCTGATTAAACTTATCATAAACTTCTAACCAGTTACCATACAACGACGCATATGATGTAGATGTTCCGATGGTCATATTTCTCCAATCACGAAGATTAAGTGCCTCATTTCCTCTATTATTAAGAATGAGGTTTTTAGGACAATCAAGAATTGCCATACAGTCAAGACGCTCTTCACATAAAGAAATAAGATCGGATTTAACGGTATCAGGCTTTCCTGAATCAATGAAAAGATTAACATCAATTTCCTCAGAATTTTCATAAAGACGATAAGCGTTAATTATATTACCATCGTCAGCGAGACCTGTTCCATTAAAACCGTCACCAAAATTATACCAAACATCAGCGGAAAGAGTTGCGAGATGTGCTTGAACGGCTGCATCAACATCATCACCGATAATATTGGAAGAAATAGCAACTCGAACATATTCCGATGTTTGATTGATTACACTCTCAACATAACGTGTAGTACCTGTGTCATCAAGTGCATTCGGGTCAGAAGAAACGTTAAATATTTCAACAGTTGACCATGTATTTTTTCTTTGTGCTTTAGCTTGAACAATGACCAAAAAGTCATTAGCTTTTTCAAGTTGACTATCAATAGAACTGAATACTTCTGACGGCAAACCCGGAGTATCATTTGTCACTCCATACAAAAGATCCTGTTGTGTCGGTTGATCAATAATAGCAACACGAATTTCGTCACCCCAAGCTCCTCTTGACGAAGAAATAAACCACATGAGGTCACCACCGGCAACCGACATATCATCACCAAAATTATCAGGGTCCCCTGTTGGCAAATCATCAAGTGTTGCGGTTGCTATATCTATAATGGAATTAGGGTCATCAGCTTTAGTTACAGCTGCCAATGACAATTGACCACCCTGATATTCACTACCGGGTGAAGTTATAGAATAAGTAAGAACAGTTCCGACCGCATCAACAGTATCAATAGTGATAAATGCTCCACTACCTGCAGGATTAACATCACCGCCACTTACAGTTCCCATTACCTCATAAACCTGACCTGCTGCGTAACGAATACCACCATCGTTAAGTGTCAACTCGCCCGCATCAATAACTCCTGCGGCATTAGCACTAAGACCTCCGACCGCAACGGTGTAAGTGGCAGAACCGCCAGATCCACCGATATCAGTTCCGTTAACAATTATCGGTTCTCCAGCAACAAACCCTTGACCACCATCAAGAATAGTGGTGTTTGTTATACTGTTAGCAGAAACGGTAATTTCTAATTTAATACCTGTACCAAGTAAACCACCATTTAGAGTTACTTCATGAACACCATTAGAAACTCCAGAAAAAGTTGATAGTGGTGTTCCACTGGTAAGGGTTGAAACATTTCCAGTCTCATCGCCAAATGTTATCGTAAGACCTACACCACCTGTCTCAAGTCTTCCAGATACACCCGCATCATCTATTTTAACTGATGCAAATCTCGCGTCATCAGGCATAACCCTTGTACAGTATAATTTATTACCAAACTTTAAAAACCCTGTAGCCGACATAATATCCTCATAAGA